ATTTTGTCATATATGTCCAGGTGATCCTCATCTATTGGACATCCTTGTTGGTGATCGTGAATTTCATCTAACACTAGCACATCTTGTCGAAACAGATAAAGTATACACTAAGTGGTATGCTGATAAATGTGAAGGCCTTGATGTAGTTAACATCATGGATAACTCTGCATTTGAAATGTTCAAGCAGGGTCGACCAATGTATCCATCTGATAAGTTAATCGAGATGGGAACTAAAGTCAATGCTGACTACATTGTTATGTCAGACTATCCTACAGAGCATCACTCTAAAACAATCCAAGCAGCTGTTGAAATGGCTCCACAATTACGTGAGGCAGGCTTTGGTACGTTCTTTGTTCCACAATCAGAGATCGGTGATATCGAAGGATTGCTTAATGCATTTGAGTGGGCATCAGAATCTGAACATGTAGATTACATTGGATTCTCTATTCTTGCTATTCCTAATGCATTTGGTGTAGAGAAGAATAACAAGTTACAACGATTCTTATCTCGTTGGAAGTTTATGAATATGTTGGATGAACGTGGAATCCTTCAGAAGATTGTAGACAATGGTAAGATGATTCACTTACTGGGTATGGTTGATGGTCCTAATGAGATCGAATTACTTGCTCGTTATATAGATTTGATTGACACATGGGATAGTTCGGCTGCTATTTGGGCTGGATTAAATAGTATCAAGTTTGACAACTCACCTACTGGTTTGGTGGATGGTAAATTTGAATTAGAAGTAGATTTTGATTATAAGTTGATTGGTTGCGATTCATCTAGGGCATTAGATCTAGTGTCTCATTGTGCAACTAACATCTATGTGATTGACAAAATGATGGAGAGTTTGAGTGGCGGATATTAATTACAAATATGACGAGGGTGATATCCTCAAAGAGATTACAGACTATGTAAACTCAACATACAACCAGCACTATGTGCAAGGGGATGATCTTCAAATCATCGATGTATGGAAGTCATTAGGGTCATTGGATACAACAGCACGTGATACTGCTATTAAGTATCTAGGACGCTTTGGGAAGAAGGATGGGTATAACCGTAAGGATTTGTTAAAAGCAATCCATTACATTATTTTAATGATGCATGACACAAAGGATGAAGTTTAATGAGTATGAAGAATATTGGGGGCGGTAGTTCTACTTCAGAGCTGTCTGCCATTCAGGAAGGTGACGTTCAACCGAACGCAGTTGATCTTCGAATTGGTAAGGTGTTTCGTATTTCAAAGAACACATTTGAAATCGATGAAGAGAATAAGGTCCATCGGGGATCTGATCCATGCGAGCTTAATCGTCATGGTATCTTCAATCTACCAGAAGGTCATTATGAAGTTATCATGGAGAATAAGATTAAAGTAGGAAAGGATGAAGCAGGATTTGTTATCACTCGTTCTACTCTGAACCGTAATGGTGTATTCTTAACTTCAGGACTATATGACACAGGATATGATGGAGTGATGGCAGCAGTAATGCATATCACTTGTGGACCAATGAAGATTGCTCCTGGTACTCGTATCGGTCAATATCTTAGCTTCGATGCTGAATCACTACACGACTATGATGGTTCGTATGGTGATGGCAAAGCACACGACGTTAAATACACATAACCAAATGGAGCTCTACAGGGCTCCTTAAACGTGTTAAGGGGCCTTCTAGGGCCCTTTTTTTATGCAATTTTAATTTATATAAATATACAAAACGATATCATTACGGAATATACATGCAGACATTTATAGGGTACATCTCGGAGGCAACGTTAGTAGGTAAGTCTACCAATGGCACACCGAACATCAAGAAATATGTTATCGATAATCCTAAGGCATTAACCATAGATTATTCTATAGAGAACAAAAAGAAAGACGTTCCTGTATATGATCAGAATGGTATCCAAACTTCTGTTACACAAGCTGGTACTACATTCAGACTACTTTCTAAGAAAGTGTATGACATCGATGGTAATCCAGCATTACATACATCTATCGGTTACATCCACATTAAGCATGTAAGAAAGCCTTCTGGATTCAAAGCAATGGATGCAGAGATACTTGCTACAAGCGACCTTGATGGTTATATCAGAAAAGCAGTAATGGCTAATGGCAACAAAGGCATCTCAGTTAAGATTGGAAAGTTTACTGTTGCAGATGTCGTAACTGCTTCATCAGATCACATCAAAGGCGATCCTAAAGCAGATATTGCATTGATCAATAGTAGTGGTAAAGAAGTAGGTTTTATCTCTCATAAGAAAGAAGGTGGCGCTAAAGGCTTCAGTCAATATGGTGGTATCTCCATCAAATCAGGTCTAAAGCACAAAGAGATTGAAGCATTCGTTAATGATCTAGCTGCTGTATATAAGACTGATAAGCCAAAGTCTGGTGATGCATACTACAGAGTTATCAAAGATCCAAGGCTAATTAACGCATCTGTGTACGGACCAGGATATGGTGGTGCATTTGCAAGAGATAATTGTCATTGTATTGGACAAGGAAATCCGTTGCTAATTGGCAAGAAAGGGAAGTATACTTTAGACTTCTCAGAGAGCATTCACATTAATGGTGATGTTAAGTGGGCCAAGATAGGTAAGTTTACTGCAGTGTTCGGAGCTACATTTAGATCTGGACGTAAAGTAATGTCGCCTAAGGGTGTTGAAGTAAAGAACATCAGAGCAGGAATCTATCCTGTTGCGTACATGAATACAAGACGTAAGTTAAAGGAAATATAATGATATCGATGAGCGAACACTTAATACAAGAAGCAAAGAATACTCATATGACTCATATTGAGGATCTTGTGCTTGATGGTGGTGTGAAAGGAGCTCGTGAAGCAATCCTTGCATTGCGTTCATTACGAGATATGTTAGCTGGTCATACTAAAGCCAAGACTGATGTTACTGTTAAATGGGATGGTGCTCCTGCAGTATTTGCTGGCATCAATCCAGAGAATGGAAAGTTCTTTGTAGGATCTAAATCCATATTCAATAAGAATCCAAAGCTAAATTATACCGATGCTGACGTAGACGAGAACCATGGTCCTGGTCTAGGCGAGAAGCTGAAGATGGCATTAAAAGAATTCCCTAAGTTAGGAATTAAAGGTGTCATTCAAGGTGATATCATGTATACTAAGGGCGACCTAAAGAAGTCTGTTATTGACGGTAAGAAATACATTACAATGCATCCTAACACTATCGCCTATGCTGTTCCAGCTGAATCGAAGCTAGCAGCCACATTAAAGAAAGCTAATATTGGTGTGGTTTGGCATACAACTTATACGGGTAGTTCATTAGAAGCTATGTCAGCATCATTTGGTGTGGACGTATCAAAGCTAAAGACAGTACCTTCTGTATGGAGCATCTCTGCTGATCTGCCTGATATGTCAGGACTTGCTACATTCACTAATAAAGAAACAAAGCTATTAACCTCGCATTTATCTAATGCTGGTAAAGTATTCCAAAAGATTGCCGCTGGAACTCTTAAAGAGATTGAGAGCAACAACGAATTAAACCTCCTACTCAACACATTCAACAACACTAAAGTTCGTAACGGCAAACGTATTACTAATACAACAAAGCACGTAGCAGAACTAATTGTATGGGTTAACGCTCGTTTCCAGAAAGAGATTGATAAGCGTAAATCAGAGAAAGGCAAGACATCACAGACAGTAAAACGTGATGCTATACTTGCATTCTTCTCGACATCCAATAAAGCTAATCTTAAACTAATATTCGATCTACAGAACTACATTGTAGAAGCAAAGTTAATGTTAATCAAAAAGCTAGCAGAGGTTGGTGGTATATCAACATTTGTTAAGACTGCAGATGGATTTAAAGTAACATCCCCAGAAGGATTTGTTGCTATTGATCATCTATCAGGTTCTGCCGTTAAATTGGTAGATAGAATGGAGTTCTCAAAGAATAATTTTGATCCTTCAATCATAAAGGGTTGGGAAAGTTCAACATAATAGTACGTATAAATACTACTAACACCACAATAAATTAAATGGGATTAAGTACTCATGATAGAGTTTAACGAGTATATTATTGAGAGTTTAGATGAAGCCAAAACTATGGCACAGCGTCTAAAAATGAAACAATCATTTCGAAAGAATAAAGCAAAGATTAAGTTGGGCCGTAAGAAAGCCTCTCGTAAACTTGCAGACAAAGATACCTTGATGAAGCGTGCTCGTAAGCATGCACGTAATCTTTTGGTTAAGAAATTAACTAAGGGTAAGGATAAGTCTGAATTGTCTTTTGCGCAGCGCCAAAATATCGAAAAGCAAGTAGATAAAAAGAAAGGTGCTATCGACCGTATTGCTAAAAAGCTTCTTCCTAAGATTCGTCAGATGGATAAAGATAAGCTGAAGAAAAACAAAGGTTAATAGCATGTCAATGTTTAAGTCATTTAATGAATACCTTACGGAGGCATCGTCTGGCGTTGTCTTTACTTTCGGCCGGTTTAATCCGCCGACTGTGGGTCATGAGAAGTTATTAGACGTGTTAGCTAAATCCTCTAAGGGTGGTGATGTATATCGTATATACTCATCTCAGACTAACGATAAGAAAAAGAATCCTCTTGCATACGATGATAAAGTTAAGTTTATGCGGAAGATGTTTCCGAAGCATGCACGTAGCATTATCCATGATAAGGGTGTTAAAACGGCTATAGACGTCCTTGTCAAGCTGTATGAAGATGGATTCACTAAAGTATCAATGGTTGTTGGATCAGATCGTGTGAACGAATTTGATGCATTAACTAACAAGTACAATGGCGTTAAAGCTCGTCACGGTTTCTATAACTTTGAAGGTGGTGTAAACATCATCTCTGCAGGCGAACGTGATCCAGACTCTGAAGGCGTTTCAGGTATGTCTGCATCTAAGATGAGAGCCGCAGCAGAAGCAAATGATCTAGAATTGTTTAAGAAAGGACTGCCTAAGTCATTTAAAGATGATAAGAAGCTATTCAATGCCGTACGTTCAGGTATGGGTCTTAAAGAATCATATACATATAGAAAGCACATTCAACTAGAATCAGTATCTGAGTCCAGAGAAGATTA